TGCACAACTCTCTGAGGGTGAGTATGTCGTTCCTGCTGATGTTGTCAGATACTACGGTGTCAAGTTCTTTGAAGATCTAAGAGATCAAGCTAAGATGGGTCTAGCTGATATGGAAGCCAATGGACGTATAGGTGGAGAGCCTGTTCCTGCAGGTGGTCCTGTAAATGACGAGGAGTTATCTCCACAAGAAATGCAAGCTATACAAGAGATGATGGGTATGGCTGAAGGTGGTGCTGTACAGAATCCTTACCTACAGCAACAACAGATGTATAGGCAACCTTCACCACAGGCTGTAGGAAACACAATTGGATATGATCAGGGTGGTGATAACTCTACTCCTTCTTACGCTAAAAATGTTTTTAACCCTTTTCAATTTGGGGCAGGTTACAGTTTTATGGGGCAACCCCAACAAACAGGTGCGACTCCTGGAGATACAACTGTAGTAACACCAGTCACAGGTGAAGCACCAATGTTGACTCTCTATGGACCTAACGGTGAAATAAGAACGTTTAATTTACCTCTTAGTGAAGCAGATGCCGCAGAAGTAAAAAGACTCAAAGAAGAAGAGGGATACTCAGAAACAAAGGCTGTAACACCTACAACTACTTCAACAGTAGGTGGTGGTAGTGGGCCAACAACTCAGACAGAGACAGATCCTAACAAATGGATGGAAGACTTTGACTATACTGATATGGGTAATCTAGGATCACAGACATCTGATATGTTAAAGAAATCTCCAGTGGGTAGTGTGATGGGTGCGTTTATGAATGGTACTACTGCTGCTCAAGCTGCTGCTAACATTATTATCATGGAAGCTAACGGTGCTGATCAAGCAGAAGTAGATAGATTAAAAAGTCAGTATCAACAATTTCTTAAAGACTCTAAACTGAGCTACATGCCTAAAGGTCTTGTTAATGGTGATAGACTTGCAAAAGACGTTGCAAAAAATCAATTTGTTAATTTATCTAGAGATGCTAAAGATCCTTTTGGTAATCCAATATTTAAAGATGACTCATCTTTTCAAAAACACACAAATGAAATGCGTTCTGCAACAAGGTCTAATGTTAGACAAGCTCAAAGAGATACTAAAGTTGGTGTTTATAAACCAGGTGGCACTGATGTAGCATTACTTAAAAAAGATGATAAATCTGACAAGGCAAAAGCAGCACGTAAAAGATCTAAGAAAAGATCTGCTGCAAGTAAGGCTGCTATGGAACGTGCTCAAAAATCAGGAGCATCTAGTAAAAAGAGTATATCTGGTCTAAGAAAAGCCTATGAAAAAGAAGGTGGAACATGGGCTAGTGGTGGAAGAAACAAAGGTGGACTAATGAAAAAAGGCAACAAGTAAACAATAACGATAAGGCTACCCAGGAATGGTTCCTGGCCCCAACATAAAGGAGAACTTTAAATGCCTGAACTAACTGAAATGGAAAGACCAAAGACTGCAGGTTTTGTAGATCGTGGGTATAACCATACTAAGAAACAAAAGCAGATGGAGGCTGAAGAAGCTGAGATTGCTAAACTAGAGGCAGAGGCTCGTGGTGAAGAAGTTACTGAAAGTGAATCCAGTGGCAAAGATGCTGATGACACCCAAGTACAAGCCACAGACAATTCCAAACAAGAAGAAACCAAAGAGGAAACCGAAGCACAGGAAGACGATAGTAGCTTAAGTGCCGAAGAGAAATCTTTTAAGAAACGTTATGGCGATTTGCGTAGGCATATGTCAGACAAAGAGAAGGAGTGGAACGAAAGATTTGAAGCTCTAGAAAATAAAAGTAAACGTGAAGGTATTGTCCCTCCTAAGTCTGATGAAGACATAGAAAAGTGGGCAGAACAGTATCCAGACGTTGCAGGTATTGTTGAAACTATTGCTGCTAAGAAAGCACAGGAAATGTTCAACAAAGCTGAATCACGGTTACAAGAACTAGATGACGCTCACTCTGAAGCTCAAAGAGTAAAAGCAGAAAACATTATTCGTAGGTCTCACGAAGACTTTGACGAATTAAGACAAGCAGATCAGTTCCATGATTGGGCTGATGCACAACCTAAATGGGTTAAGGATGCACTCTATGAAAATATGGATGATCCTGCATCAGTTGTACGTGTAATTGATTTATATAAAATAGATAACGGTATGACTATATCAGCTAAGAAACAGTCTAAGAAGGCTGCAGCGTCTACTGTTGCTAAAGGTTCTCGAACTTCTATTGATGAAAAAGGTGTACAAGGCACTATTAAAGAGTATGATGTATCTAGAATGTCATCTAAAGAGTTTGAAGAAAAGCAGGATCAAATAAACGAAGCGATGCGTAATGGCAAGTTTGTTTATGATATAACTGGTTCTGCAAGATAAATGGTTGACATATATTAAGTCAAGCATATAACTACCAGTATCTGACTTGAAGCCTCCGTAAGGACTACCTTCAAAGATACTTTTCTCTAAAGTCTAAACTACAAAGAACTACCTGTCTAAGTATAGGCCCAGTGGTATTCTGTTGCGCAACCGAATGCTTTCTGCACCCTAGAAAACGTACAGCCTCTTTCAGGTGTTTAAGCTTTATTCTCAAAGCCAAATATCATGGAGGATTTAATCATGGCTTTTACAACAGCAGGAGGATACGGTAACTTACCAAACGGTAACTTTTCCAGTATCATATACTCCAAAAAAGTACAGCTTGCTTTTCGCAAAGCAACTGTGTGCGGTGACATCACCAACTCTGATTATTTCGGAGAGATCAGTGCACAAGGAGATACGGTGAAAATTATCAAGGAACCTGAAATTTCTGTGTCGTCCTATGCTAGAGGTACGAACATCACAGCACAGGATCTTGATGATGAAGACTTTTCTCTAGTCGTAGATAAAGCGAACTACTATGCTTTTAAGATTGACGATATAGAGGAAGCCCACTCACATGTAAACTTTATGCAACTTGCAACAGATCGTGCAGCATACCGTTTAGCTGATCAGCATGACCAAGAAGTTCTTGGCTATCTATCAGGTTTTAAACAGTCTGCTTTACATTCTGACGCTGACACAGTTAATGACCAAACAAATGGTTCAAAAGCTGTAGCAACAGCAGGTTCAGACGAGTTGTTGACATCAATGAAACTCCGTAAGGATTCATTTGGTAACATAACAACTGGTTCTGCAGGAGATCATTCAATTCCTATAGCAGCACGTTTACCAGGTGCAACAGCACTACCAACAGCAACTGCTTCACCTGCAATGGTTGTAGCACGAATGGCTCGTTTACTTGACCAACAACAAGTGGACAAACAAGGTCGTTGGCTTGTGGTAGATCCAGTATTCATGGAAATAATGGCAGACGAAGATTCACGTCTTTTAAATGCTGATTATGGTGAGTCTGGAGCACTACGTAATGGTTTGGTTCTTAATAACCTACACGGTTTTCGTGTGTACTCATCTTCCAACCTACCTTCAGTAGGTACAGGATCAGGTACAACAGGTTCTGCAAACCAAAACACTAACTACGGTGTGATCTGTGCAGGTCATGACTCAGCAGTAGCAACTGCAGAGCAGATCAGTAAGACTGAAACATATCGTGATCCTGACAGCTTTGCTGACATTGTTCGTGGTATGCATCTCTACGGCAGAAAGATTCTTCGTCCAGAAGCAATCGTAACTGCTAAATACAACGCAGCGTAAGGGAGAAATAAATTATGGCATTAGGTGATAATACACTTCAAGCTGCAAGGGGAGCCAATGCTACCCCAGGCAGAAGCCCCTACATGGTTCAAACTGTTTTGAATTTAGCAACTGCTTTGTCTGACAAAGGTAGCGCACTAGCTGCTTCTGATGTCATTCCAGTGATTGCTGTCAAAAAAGGAACTATGATCCTTAACGCAGGTATTGAAGTAGATACTGCTTCTGATGGTTCTACATTTACTGTAGACCTTGGAATGGTAGACGCTGACGTATTTGTTGACGGATTTGACGGAACATCTGCTGCAGCAGTAGTTGCACAGAATCCTGCAGCCTATCAGCCTGTAATGGCAGTCGCAGATGACAACATCGATCTAACAATTGCTACACTATCTGGTGGTGCAGTTACTACAGGTAAGATGCGTATCTGGGCAGTTATGATGGACTGTACAGATCGGGGTAATGACGGTACTGCTCAAGAAGTAGATCGTGATACACTTGCATAACTAATTTAAGGGGGCAGGGAAACTTGCCCCTTTAAGTTTATCTAAGGGATTTTTTCATGGCAACTTATGTAGTCTTAACAAATCAACTGCTAACACGTTTAAACGAAGTCACACTAGACACTGCAGGTGATGGTTTTACAACTGTACGTAACGTTCAGGCTTTAGCTAAAGATGCTATTAATAACTCCATTAGGAATATAATACAAACAGGACAAGAGTTTCCTTTTTTAAAAACAACTAATACACAAACACTATCAGCAGGAACAAGGCAGTATTCTTTTCCTGATGATTATTCTAGTGCAGACTGGGAAACTTTTTATATTAAGAAGTTAACATCTGTTGATAATACACCAATGCACTTACCTTCAATTACATATGATGAGTACATTCAAAAGTATAGACACTTTGATGATACAGGGGATGCGACAGGCATATCTGCTCCTACTCTAATATACCAAACTAATGAAGAAAAGTTTGGATTGACACCAATACCTGATAACTCCTACGAAATAGAATATGTTTATTGGAAGTTTCCTTCTGATTTATCAGCCTTCAATGATACATCTGTTATACCAGATAGATTTAATCACGTAGTTATTGATGGGGCTATGATGTACATGATGAGGTTTAGGTCTAACGAACAGAGTGCTGCAATGCACCAACAAAACTTTGAAGATGGTATTAAAGCTATGAGAAGAGTTCTCGTAGATGAACAACTAAGAGTGAGGTCAACAGTTGTTGATAGAATCAACTCTTCTAATCAAGTACTAGGTAGAGTATTTTAATGCCTGAAAATCTAGCCTCGTTTAAAGTCTTCTGTCAAGGAGGACTAAATACTAGCAGAGATGTGCTATCTCAGGGTGAGACACAGCCTGGATCTGCTACTGCACTTATTAACTACGAACCTGCTGTTACTGGTGGTTACAGAAAAATAAGTGGATTTGCTAATAACTACGGTACGGTTACAGGAACAGGAAGTGTTCTTGGTGTTTGTGTAGCTAATGGTATTAACGATGGTATACTAGCTTGTAGAAAACCTTCATCAGGTAACAACTACTTACATAAATGGAATAACTCTAGTTCAGCCTGGGACGCTGTGTCAACTTCAGGTTCACCTACAATGGTGGGAGTAACTAAAGTTAGGTTTTCTAGATATAATTTTGGTAGCCCAAAAGTAATACTAACAGATGGTATAAATCCTGCAGCTACTTATGATGGCACAACATACACTCAGATTACTCATGCTGATGCCCCCACAGACCCTAAATTTTCTGCGGTGTTTCAAAACCATATGTTTTTAGCAGGTGATCCTGCAGAAAATACAAACTTATACTTTAGTGCTCCCTATGCAGAAACAGACTTTAGCGCAGCAAATGGATCAGGTGTTATAAATGTAGGTTTTCCTGTCGTAGCAATAAAGACTTTTAGAGATGCGTTATACATTTTTGGTAGCAATAACATCCGCAAACTTGTTGGTAATAATATATCTAACTTTGTTTTAGAAACAGTTACAGATGATTTAGGATGTCTAGCTACAGACAGTGTTATAGAAATTGGTGGTGACTTACTATTTTTATCTCAAGATGGTCTACGCCCTATCTCAGGTACAGCAAAGATTGGTGATGTAAATTTAGAAACAGTATCAAAAGATATTCAATCTATTTTTACAGATATTATTTTTGATATTGACCTTGAGGGTTTAAATGCTGTAGTAATTAGACAAAAGACACAGTTTAGGTATTTCTTTGCAGGTAGTGATACTCAAGGTATTATAGGTGGATTTAGACAAACACCAAATGGTTTGCAGTTCGAGTATAGTCAAATGCTAGGCATTACTGCTACTTGTGCGGATAGTGGCTACATAGGACAAAACGAATTTGTAATACATGGTGACAGTTCAGGTAAAGTACACAGACAAGAACAAGGTAATAGTTTTGCAGGAAATAATATACTAAGTATATTTCAAACACCATTCTTTCATATGCAAGACCCAGAACAACGTAAGGTATTTTACACTGTAGCAACTTATCTAAGATCAGAAGGTGATAACTCAATTGTTATGTCGGCTGTGTATGACTATGAAGATGTGGATACTCTTAACCCAACAAACTTTAATTTATCTACAGCAGGAGCAGCAGCGTACTATAACGAAGCTACATACAATAGCACTGCAATATTTGATGGTAATCCATCACCAGTACAAAGAACTAATATATCAGGATCAGGTAAATCAGCATCTTTC